CCTCTACCGCCGCAGGCATCAGTATGCCGCCTAGCTCTTCAACGTGCCGTGCAGAGCACGCCTACTGAACCATAAGGTCACTCCTTCGGGTATCGTCGCCCTACGGGCGTGAGAGTTCGCGGTAACTTGCGATATCCTGTGCTCAGGTACCTCTCACGCCACAATCACCCCCAATACTGATGATGGGGCACACGGAGTTCTACTTCCCTCCCTCGGCAGCAGGAGGGTGGAGTCCCGTAAGCACAAAGGCTTTTCGGTGAAACCGAATTATCTGCCGCTCAAAACCTGTACTTTAACGTGGCACTTGTTTAACGTCAGCCGGTCCACGAGTCCTGACGGTGAAACGGGAGTTGCACTAACGCCTTGGGGTGGAAAAATTAGCTGGATTCCATATAGAAAAAGGAATCAGCTTGCGTGCATAATGCAAATCGGTGGGGTTGCCTTGAAAATCGGCGCGCAACAACGCAGACTGCTGCTCAGCAGAAAGGGCCACGCCTGTAAGCCTAAGCAACTCATCAACTTCTTTGCTCATCACCCCAGCGCCATCATACAACTCCTGCAAAACATCCTTAATGGATGGTGAAACTGCAACCGCCAAAGACAGTGCTTCAGCGAATTCAATTCCCCTGTCGCCAGCAATCTTCACATGCGCTAAACCAAGTGCAGCAAAATATGCGCACAATGGTCCGCAATCCTTGAAGTTTTCCGCTCGAGCAAGCATAGCAGCGGCTCCAACCTCAGAAGCTTTGTGAGGGAACTGCTTCACCAACATGCTTGTAGTCCAAGAACTAGAAGCAATATTGCGAGCAACCTCCGGAATAAAAACTCCGGTAGGCCCATCCTTGTTGCATAAGAAATCAAACCCGGTAAACGTGAGCTTCTTGTTGACAAATACAAGCTTCATACGAAAACCAAGGCTTGTCCAAAGCTTCTCAATATGCTCGGTGTAGGCTGAAACATCTTGTGTGGTGGAGAGAGCAGAATCATCTCCTTCAAAGGCGTATCTAAGATAATACTCCTTGCCATCAAAAGCAGAAACATACTTGGATTGCAACGTGCCATCACGTGCTTTCCGTATCATCTGCTCGGGCTTCTCACACAAAACGCATAACCAGCACACCAAGTTAATGAGGTAGTTGAAACAACTCGTTCCGCGGTGGCCTGATTGGCGGATAGATTCAATGCAAACACGAATTGGGGATAGGCAAAAGTCACCAACTTTCGCCTTGCCCTTAAGCTTCGCGTTCTCCATATCAGTTAACACTGAATCCATCCAAGCATCAGGAACTTCCGGATCCCCACCGAGGACTTGAATAATCTGCCTCAAGATGCGGTTTTCCGTCATGTTCCTTATGCGTGGATTGCAACAAGCATCCCACGCAGAGCCATCACCTTCGATCAAGTGAGCATCTTTCTGCTTCAAGTGGCCAGCCACGCGCTGCATGGCTTCGTACTTAGGGAGGTGCTTAATAGATGCACTTTCGAAAAAATCGAAAAGCAACTCTTCAAAGCACTTTACTGGCAAAGCCATCATCACCTGAGCACGATCTCCACACTGAATAATAGGCCTAGGAGCCTTACCTTTAGCAGGAAGAGCCTCGTTTGTCTTGATCTGAAAAGTTTGCTCTATACGCAAGCGGGACTCAGAAACAGCTTCATCAAAAGCGTTCCTAAAACGATCCGCAGTCCACTTACTCGAGCAAAACTCTTCAACAACCGGGTTGTCAACTCGCCACTGCTTGATCTTCTCGGGGGAGAACACCGTTTTAAGCAAAACGTTAACAGTTCTCTCAATCTTGCGCACCATCTTCTTATCAGCCTTAAAAGGCAAAGGTTGGTTGCGCTTCGCCATGCCAGCCTTCAGGTTGCCAACACTGTTATCCATAACCTCAGTCGGAATGAGGTCGGGGCCTATCTGATAAGCTAGCTTCTTAGGCGAACCCGGAAGAAGATCCTTGCCATAAACCCTCTTCTCTTCACCGTAAGCATCTGGCGCCACCTGGGTGCCAGCCATGCCGTTTTCGGTGCCAGGGTTAGCGGCGGGCAGGCACAAAGCCTGCAACGTTTCCGTGTTGATATTCTCAGAAGCAGAGCTCCCTGGGCTTTGCTCACGAGGAGAATCAACATCAGATGCTGGACGATCCGGCACAACGCAACGGCGGCCTTTTCGTAACAATCGGCTAACTCCACGACGTCCATCATTGAATGCCTTCATAGCGAGCGGAGCCCAGCAGCATAAAGCTTGCTTATACTCTTCCTCGCAATCCATAGTGGAAAGAAGGGAAATGAATGAACCGTGCGGCCGAAAGTTCGAACCGTTCGTTGTGATAGAAGCACAGTGCAGTGCACGCTCAACCTGCCCCACAACCTTAGAAGGAATGGGGATCTGCACTGGGGGGTCAACTTCGGGAGTGCGCAAACCGTGAATATAAAACCCGATCCAACAAACAGCAATTGCTCGATAAAAGCCAAACTGCAAAAGAATGGCCGTCAATCCAAGCAAAAGCAAACCAAGGCCCAAAGGGCGGGTGGGCTCGGGCTTCTCGCGTGCACAACGCGAACACGAACATTGCACCTCAACCTGATAAACCCAAAACTTCTCTCCGGAACCCTCATATTCATCATGCAACAGCTGATACTCCTCTCTGTTGCAGTGAAAACAAGGGGCAGGGGCTGCAGAGAAACGTGAAAACATCTCTCCACAGGGCTTATAGTAGCACTACCACAAAGGTAGCCCTGGCCAGCCACAACCAGGCACTTTTTACTCAACGCAGAAGAACGGGACTCCTCTGGACTTGAG